TGTCAGCGCCGCGTTCAGCAGCCATTGGACAGCCGTCCACGCGACAGTCGCAGCCTTGACGATTGCCTGTATCGCGACCATTGCTTTGGTCACAACGTTGACGGTGACGATGATCGCGGCGAGAGCTGCGACGACGCCGATCAGCAAATTGAGCTTGCCCTGATTCTCGGTCGCCCACTGTGCGACGCCCGCCATATGTTGCGCGAGCGTCGTCAGCACCGGCAGCAGCGCGGCGCCGATCCCCTCTTTCAGCTCTGCCATACCGACCTGGAAAATCTTGTACTTGCCCGCCGCCGTGTCGGCAGCAGCAGCAGCGGATCCGCCCACCTTGTCAGCGAGCAGCGCCGACGCTGCGGTCATATCGCCGCTAGCTAGCGTCGCCTTGTCGAGCCCTGGCACCAGCTTTCCGAGAGCTGCCGTGTTCCCCGCGTAGCCCTTTGCGAGCGTCGCGCTTACCGCCGTGACGTCCTTCCCCGTCGCCGCGCTGATGTCGAGCGCGAGTGCCATTGCCTTTTGCGATTCCTCGACGCTGCCGGTAGCACGTACGAGGTTCCCCAGCGCGGGCCGTAGGTCGTCGTCCGCGACGCCGGTCGCCATTGACGTTTTCGTGATCCATGCCTCGGTCGCTGCGATCTGACCTTTCGTCGCACCGGCCGAATTCTGCAGAGCTTTCGCGAGCACAGCCTGTGCCTGCGCGTCCTCGGCTGCAGCTTTCACGCCGTCGAGCACGACAGCGCCGACAGCGGCGAGCCCGATAGCTGCGACAGCGCCAGCCTTTTTGAGCCCGCCCGACCACTTACTCGTCGCAGCCTCGCTCGACGCTAGCTCTTTGTTTGCTTTGCTCGCGTCGGCAAGGATCTTGATTGCGAGGATCGCGCTAGCGGCCACGACGGGCCCTCTCGATGCGTTGCGCGATGTCGTCGAGCACCGCGACAGCCGTTAGCACCGTGGCGGGATCCTCGTCCCACCACGCGGCCGGTGCGGTGTTCGTCGCCACAGCTAGCTCGACGATGAGGCGGGCCCATGACCCGCGTCGGTAGGGGTGACCGGTTCGCTGCCCGTCTCGGTCATGTTCACGATCCGATCCATGAGCGCGGCCGGATCCCCGTCGATGTCGCCCTGGCGCACCAGAGCTGCGGCGACAGCGAAACCCTGCAGGATGAAAGGTGCCTCTTGCCCAGGGGGCCAGCCGTGACGTGCACGGGTGAGGTCGAACCTCCGGTAATCGCGCTGGTCGGTGACAGCCTCGTACGTCGTGCCGTCGTCCAGCTCGACAACGGTTCGCGTGCGGGTCGGTGTGTCCGGCACGTAGGACACCGCCTCTCTCTCTAGTGCTGCGCTTTGGTCGTTACCTGCGTGTCGATGAGCTGCTGTACGTCGTGTTCGTAGATCGCCGTCCACGTCGGCTCTGTCGTGTGCCCGGCGTCGACGAGGAACGGCTGCGGCGCGATGTTGCGCGCGGGCCAGCCGTAGTGAATGGGCCCGCCGTACGGCAGCTTTGAGCCGCCCGCGCGAACAATGGCAGCGCTCGCGGTGCCCGTCCCGCGAACGGATCCCGCGAGTGCGCCCGTCAGCCGGGGAGCGTTGCGCTGCCCGACCGGCGCCACCATTGCCGCGATTTTCGCGTGCGTTGCTTTGAGGTTCGCGAGCCCGCCCGCAATACCTTTCAGCGCAGCCCGCAGCTCGCGCCCACCTTGCACCTCGACGACGGGCCCGCGAGTACCGCCGTCCGTCACGCGTTCGCCTCGACGGAGTGCTCGCCCTGCACCGACAGCCCGCCCGGCGCCGTCCCCCACGCAATGTCAGGCTTGCCGACACACGACCACTCGACGTCGCTCGTCAGCACGTCCCCAAACTCTCCGTCGCTCGTGCCGACAGACAGCGGATCCATGACGACGATCCCCGTCACTGTGTGGCCCGTGATCGCCGTTACCGGCACGTACTCGAAGGGCACTTCCTCGCCCGCGTGCTCCCATGAGTACTCGCTGATGCCGCCCGTCAAAAGATCCTGAATCAGCGTGCCAGCTAGCGCGTACGTGTACTTGATGCTGCCGCTCACGACGTCGCCACACAGAACGGTGAGCGGGTCGCCCTCGTCCTTTGACGGGTTGACGCCGAGCGACTGCACCTGACACGAGTAGTCCGTACCGGGCGCGGTGCCGAGCTTTAGCGTGCCGGGCCCGAACCGGGGAGCGTTGACAGTCATAGCTAGATGCCTCCCGACATCGCGAGTGTGAAGCGCAGCACCGGTACCGCTTGCTGCCCTGATTCGACCGGCCACGCCCACGGCTCGACGCGCTCGACCTTGCCGACCGTGAACAGCGCCGCTGCGACGTCGACGAGCTGTACGTCGCCCGCCGTGTCTGTTGTGAGCTGGTCGGCGTTCGGCAGCGCGACGAACACGTACCAGCTCTCGCGGGTCATGCACGCGCTCTGCCATTCCGTCGACGCCCACACGGGCCACGCCGAACCGGTCGACACGACGCCGGGCGCCGCGCTGTGCACGTCGAGCGCGGGCTCGACCTTGCCTAGCGCCTCGACGAGCACGTCGCGGGTACTCATCCCAGCACGACCGCTCGGTATGGCGCCTCTAGACGTTCCACCTCTGAATCCCAACGGGACAGCCGTACAGCGCCGTACTCAGCGTCAGCGCCGATCAGCCCGAGCGGCACGCCGCGCGTTGCGACGTGTCGAGCTACGCGACGGAGAAACGCTTGATACAGGTCGTCGGTAATCGCGGTGTCGTCGACGTTGCACGCCGCGAGCTGTGCCGATTGCTCGGCGCCCGCGACGTGATCGAGCTGCCCGTCGTCGAGAGCGGTAGCGGGTACCTGAACCCACGCCCGAATTTCGGCAAGGGTTGGGTACCCGCCGCCGCCCGCGTACGTCATCGACGCGTCGTCTGCTTTGCCGTCGCGCCGCCGCCACCAGCGCCGGTCGCGACCGGGTTAGCAATGCCACCGATGCCCGTCAGCGACACGAACGCATCCGGGTTGATGTTGAGGAACGCGGCGTATCCCGCGTACCCGACGAGCTGCCCGAGCACGTCCGGTTCCTGCACCTGCAGCAGCCCGTCGACGTCCTCGTACCACTCTGCGAATCGTGACGCGCCCATGATGCAAGTGCCCGCCGCGAAATGCGGGTCGACGACGAGCCGCAGCCCGAGCGGGTTACCGTTCGTGCCGGTCAGGGTCAGCGACGGAAACGCGCTGTTGCCCATTCCGTTCAGCATCCCGCCCAGCTCGCCCCACACGTCGGGAGCTGCCCACAACGTGTCGGGGAGTGCCTTACCGGCCGTCAGCAGAGTGCTCGCAGCGCCGTACATGTTCTTGACGACATCGGCGTACGTGTCGCCGCCCGCTGTGTCGTTCACGACCGACGCGACGAACTGATCCGCTGCGTCATCGTCGGTGCGGTCGGCGTACACAGCCGCGAAATCGTCGAACACAAGTTGCAGGATTCCGGGGCTCGTCCACTTGATGTCCTGCCGCGAAATGTTGAGGTGCCCGGCGTACGTCGCCGCCACGACCGGCAGGTTTTCGATCACCATTTTCTGCGACGCGGTGAGGTCTTTCTCGGCCGCTTGCTTGTCGACAGCGACGTGCTGCGTCACGCGCGGCCGGTCAAACTTGCCGGTCGGCAGCGGCTTGCGCGAAATGCTGTTGATGAAAGGTCGCGTCGAGTCAAACAGGTTGAGCACCGGGCCCAGGATCGGGCGCGGGATCAGTCCGGGGTTGTCGGTCGTTTTCTGGTGCGCCGTCGCTCGCTCGATGCGAGCTGTCGCCTCGGCATCGCGCAGCGTCATTGACCGGTGCACGTCGATTGCCCAATGCGCCGGGGTCGGGTACTCGCGAGCGATGTCGTACTCGGGCTCGGGCGCCGGGCCCGTGCCGCGCTGCACCGGCTGCGACGGGATCCGGTTACGCATCCCAGCAACGCGGTTCGTGCGCTCGTCGACAGCGGTGTAATGCTCGATCTGCTGCGTCAGCAGATCCCGCCGCTGGTCGTCGCGCTCGATCTGCGTCTGCTCGTCCGGCGTGACCTCGCGGCCCTCGTCGGCTGCCCTTTCGAGAATGTCAGTGACGCCGCGCGAGATGTCGTCGAATTCCTCGTGCAGACGGTCGAGATAGCGGCCCATAGCCGAAACCCTCCGAGTGTGTAGCTGCTCGGCGGGGTGTCTGCTCGGCGGGGTGTCCGCTCGTCGGCGGGGTGTGCGCTCTGCGGCAGGGTGTCCGCTCTCTTGCGCCTAGGAAACGCCCGCGCCGTGCCGCTCGTCAAGCTGTCGGTACTTGCGCAGCCATTGATCGCGGATCGGCGCGGCGCCGTCGCCCTCGACCTCGACGTGCTCGCGCAGCACGAGGACACCGGCGCCCGCGTACTGCGGTCGAGCTGTCGCCGCGACGTGCATCATCCCGCACGCGTCGCGCTGTAGGACGGTCTGCCCGTCCTCGCGGTAGCTGCTCGTCCGGTAGACACGCGCCGAGACTGACCAGCCCGTCAGCTCACCGCTGCGAGCTTCCTCTGCTCTCGGGTGATCGCGGTTCAGCCGGAACGTTGCGTACGCGCCGTCAGGCTCGTCCTGCAGCCGTAGGCAGCGACCGAGATACCGGTCGCCGTCGTCGCCCGCGTGACCCAGCATGAGGTTGATCCAGTGACCTCCCCGAGCTGCGTCACGGGCGAACGCACCTCGACCGATCCGCTCGTAGTACGGGCCCTTGCCGTCGTCGACTTGCTGCTTGACGCCGTACGGCACAGCTCGGCCGTAGACGGTCCAGCCGTCCCCGATTGGCTCTAGCGCGGTGTCCGGCAGCGCGCGGGTAATGACTAGCTCGCTCATCATGCGACCTCTGTCGGTGTCAGCTCGGGCACGCTCTCCGGTGTCGTGCCCGTCGCGGTCGTCTCGATCATCGGCGGGCGACCGAGCACAGCTCGCGCCTCGTCGACGGTGATTACCTTTGCGCCGAGCAACGTCGACAGCACCGTCGCTGTCGCCTGCGCGTCGGCACGCATCCTCGCGCCGTAGTCCCAACGGACCTCGGTCCCGTGCGGCATGAGCCATTGCGTGAACGTCGCCGCGAGCGGCTGCGCCCAGCGGTCGACGGAATCCTGTACCCACACGATGTCGGCCTGATCAATGTTCTGATACGTCATCGACGGGCCCGGTAGACCGAGCTTCCATGACGGGATACCGAGAATCATCGCCACTTGCTCGGCGTTCCACCGACGCGACTCGACGAGCTGCGCAGACTCGGCGTTGCTGACGAGCGGTGTCAGCACGTAGCCCTGTGGCAGCACGACGGGCTCGCGCGTCGACGTCATCTCGCGCCACTTGCTTTTCAGGTCGAGCGCTTGCGTCTGTGTGACGACGGTCGGTGACTGCAGCACGGCGGGCGGCAGCGCACCGCCAGCAAAGTACGAACCGCTGTGCTGCTCGGCTGCGACGACACCGCCGAGCGATTCGCAGTACTGCCGCAGCACACCTCGACCGAGAGGCTCGCCGCTGCGGTTACCGGCGCTGACGTGTAGCACCTCGTCGGGACCGAGCACCTCGCCCGCGACGGTGAACGCCCAGCCACCCGTTGACGCGTCGACGACGAGCCACACCTCGTCGGCGGGGATCGGCACGACGTACGCCGGTCGCCCGGTGCGGTCGTCGACAGCAAGCTCGCTGCCCGGATCCGGGTACAGCGCAACATGATTGCCGTACAAAATCAGATCCTCGCAAGCGGCCCACTTGTAATGCCAGGGGGTCGCTATCGGGTACGGGTCGATGAGCACGCGCGGCTGATCCGCGACGCGCTGAAAGATTCCTAGCTCGGGATCCCAGCGCATCGCCCGCCACGGCAGACCAGCGACGGTGCCAGCGAGCAGCTCGATCCCTCGACCGAACGGCGGCAGCGCCATTGCCTCAGCCTCAGTCGCGGGCGCGGGCCCGCCGACGTCGGCGCCGGGGTCGACGAGCAGCCAGCCGTAATCGGCTCG